GATAAAACCAGGCCGAAAGGGCGCCCAGAGGAAATCTTCGTCGATACGATGGGTCTGGGGGCTGGGGTAGCCGACCGATTGTCAGAGTTGGGCTTGCCGGTAGTGCCGGTGAACGTTTCGGAAGCGGCGGCGATGGCTGACCGCTTCGTTCGTCTGCGTCCTGAACTGTGGTTCGCTGTGCGAGAATGGCTTGAGAGCAAGAGCGTCCTCATACCTAGTTCGATACCGCTGCACAGGAAGCTGGTAGAAGAACTGTGCAGTATCGAACAGAAGTTCACTTCCAACGGTAAGCTTGACGTCGAGAGCAAAGAATTGATGCGGTCGCGTGGGGTGAAGTCGCCAAACGTAGCTGACGCGCTGTGCCTGACGTTCGCAAACGGCGGGGCGACGATGGCTGGTGGCAAGCAGAACTTTTCATGGGGCAAGGTCAACACGTTGGCATATCGTGCGCCGGGCGTGGTCTAAAAATAGTTGTTGACAATCAATACGTTATAACCTACCCTGATGGTGGGCCAGAGCGCCTGTTTCCCTCCAGTTGAGGTCCCCCGGCACACTCCCCCGTGCCGGGGGACTGCACATAGGATAGCACATGACGAGAGAGCGGCCATCCCATATCCTGCGCTACTTTGCGTATAAGCATTTGCCACCGCATTTGCAAGCGGTGTCTTCTGCTTTCTACGCGCTGGCGGACGAAATGGACGCTACTCTTCCTGACTGTGCCGAGAAATCGGCTGGCCTGCGGAAACTTCTTGAAGCCAAGGACTGCTTTGTGCGGGCCGCACTGGAAGGAAGTAGCTAATGGGTCAAATTCGCGGGGTTGTGAACCCCATGCCGACGAAGGGGAAGGCACCTACCGGTATCTTCTCAACGCGTGGTTCGCAGAAGCAGGACGGCGTCACTGCGCCGAGCGCTGCTGTGGCGACCAAGAACGCAGCACACGCAATGGGCGGTAAAGTTGCTCCGGCCAAGCGTAACAACATGCTCAAGGGCGGCTGACGTGGCTAAGAAACCGACCAAAAAGACTGGTGTACAGTCCGGCCGCAACGGCGCTTTCAGCTATGGCGAAGGCAAGACTGCGTACAAGAAAAAGTCTGACGACGCCATTGGAGAAAAGACGACTGTGCGCTCTGGCGCAAAGTCTTCAAAAACCTACATTTCACCGAAGACTGTGCAGGGTGCGCAAGTCTACATGAAAAAGAGGAAGTGAAGATGGCGAAAGCACCGAAACAAAGCGCCGGTAAGTACGGCACGAACGGCGGTAACGGTGGTTACAACCTCCGCAAGACGATGGACGCTGGTTTCGACAAGCCGCTGAAATTGTCGAACGCTGGCAAGTTCGCAGCTACCGGAAAAACCGAGCGCAAAAAATAACCTAGTCCCCCGATTGGGGGACTACTGGCTTTCTGGAGGGTAGCATGGCCGACGAACCGAACATCAAAGGACATCGCTACTACGCGAAAGAAAACCATATTAAGCTGCTTAAAGAGCACCTTACCAAGTCGTTGATTTTGGCTGACGCCATTGAACTAATTGACGGCGGGGAACCGCCGGATGTTGTAGCGCCGACGATTAGCAGCACGTCACCTGCTGACAACTCGACCAACGTTCTAGTGACCGTTAGCCCGACCATAACCTTTAGCGAGGCTGTGGTGTTCGGGACAGGTCTTATAACCCTGCGGCAGAATATTGCTAGTGTCTGGTCTGATGTTGAAACCTTCGACGTGGCTACAGAAGTCGGCACAGGAAACGGGCAAGTGAGTATCTCTGGGGCGGTGCTCACTATTAACCCTACCGCGTCTTTGACTAACTCTCGCGAATACGCTATCCGCGTTGCCGCCACAGCAATTGAGGACGCTTTCGGTAACGCGTTCGCCGGGGTGACAGACGACACAACTATCAGCTTCACTACCGAAGCCGCTGCTGCGCCAAGCGTTGACGTGCCAGGTGAAATCTCCTCGCAACCGCTGGTCGGCCAAGTTATCGACCTGATAGAGCCGCAAGTCACTGGCGCGGACAGCGTGGACTACCAGTGGTATCACGGAGCACCGACAACTACTCCCATCATTGGCGCTAATTCAGCTGACTACACGCCCGTTGACGCTGACTATGGGCTTGTGCCGCATCTGCGCATTACCTACACGAACGCTGCCGGTGACACGGTTGTCGACATTGCGGCACCAGATGTTGTTGGGCGCGTGTTCAACGAAGATTGGTCGGCATACACCGCAGGTGATACTCGTACGCAGCTTGACACTCTATATGACTTTACTACTGGTAGCGGCCTCGGCTGCGTGATCTTGGCTGACGCTGCAGCGCCTTCTGGCAAAGTCAACGGTGTTCAGGCTGCTGCCTCAAACGCGCGTGGTGGGTGGTTGGCGGAAGCTACCGCGTTTGCAACTGCTAAAGCCGCGAGCACTACCAAAACACAGGCTCTATGGGTCTTCCGTCACAGGGGTGTTACATCAACCGCCCGCTATAGCATGCGCTTTCAAGGGCAGTCACGCTTAAACGTTTACTCGCAGAACGCTCGCCTACAGATCGACACCCAAGACTCCAACACCACGGCGGGTACTTTTCTGCAGGCGCTGGTTGCAGGAGGCGTTTACTGTGTGAGATTGGAGCAGGAAGGTGCTGCAGCACGGATAAAGCTTTGGGAGTATGGGGACCCTGAACCGGAAACTTGGTCTGCCACAGGAACATGTTCTGTAGCAACCGACCCAACCGGCACTGAATTTGCGGTGCGGTACACCGCATCCCCAACAGAACAAGTCTATGATATCTGGTGGCACTCGGCAGGCTACAACGCAGACGCGCAGTTCTGGGACAGCTACGTACCACCCCCGCCGAGTACTTCTGATCTGCTGACCTTCTCCGCAGCTTCGTCTGTCACTTCTGTAAGCTTTGCAGATAGCGCTATGGTTATCAATCTGGAGGATGTGTGATGCCAGCAATGGTAGGAACGTACGAGGGAGGCCACAAATTCTGCGTCATTGGGGCGTCGGGCACTCGCATTACATCAACTGTACCTGCGTCTCAGCAGATCGGTCCAGAGACTTACCCCGCAGATGCTTATGACGGCGAAGTTACCGAGACAACGTGGCGTCACGGTATGCAGCAAATAGCGACCTTGTCAGGGTTGTATAACGGCAACGGCGAGGGGCCTGCTTCACAGCCGTTTGACGGGCGCACGAAAAGCTACGGGGGCGGTGGCCCTCTGCCGTACACACATGGAGACAACAAAAATCCGGGGGCTACTGGAGCATCTTTGACTATTACGACGCCGTGCACTATCATACAGGCGTTGTCGCGTGACGACGCTGACCTTTTGTCGGAAGGAGAAAGGCGGCATCTGTTGCGCCGCGACGTGTTGCATTTTGTTTCGGCAGCACCTGCAACTGACGCCCTACCGCCGCCCATCGGCGCTGCGGCTGGCGGCTCTCTCTTTACCAAGGCTGATATCAGCTTGTCGGCGTTTCCAACACATGCACCAGTGACTGGAGGTGGAGCACCTGAAAGTACCCTCAACTTACTGCGCTGGACAAGCAACTTTGAGTTTAGTGCGCGGCCCAGAGGTGACTACTACGCAGGCGCAAACTACGAACCATTCTATGCCAGTGAGCAAGCAGCGTTGTATGCTGGAGCGGCCTTGGCCCTTTGCAGCAACATTGACAGCACTACACGCTCGCGCATCGCAACGCAGGTTGTTATCCACGCTCAAAATGTCGTAGCGGCGCTGAACGCGGGGGCGCGGTATAACTATAACTCTGGCCTTGGCGGCATCTTAGCCGGGCGAAAGCTGTTCGTTGTGCTGGCCTATATTATGACCGGGGACGCCTATTTCGGCGATTGGGCTGTGCGGACGGATTGGGCGGCGGAGGACATGCAGGTTCGGTACGTCTCAGCACAAGATGTCATAGATTATGACTATATCGCGGCTGACGAAGGGATGCCGGATTGGAATGAAAATTGGGAACGCACCCTACCGCTCAAACGTACCACACCGAAAAGCACCTACCAGAATATCTTCACGATGCACAATATCTCGCAAGCCCTTGCCTGCATGATGGTGACAGGTGCTAAGGCTGCTTGGAACAATAACGCTTTCTTTGACTACGCTGACCGGATCATGGAGCGCACTCTTTACGACGGTTCAGGTACAAACCAGTGGGCGCGCACTCTAAGCGGAACCAATAGTCCTTCTACGTATACCAAGGCGTTCTGGGATGCGCACAGGTCAGACGGCGGGATGCCAGCTATCTGGAACTGGTAAACTATATGCAGTCCCCGGACTAGGGGAGTAAAAAGGTAAGCTACTATGGCTGACAAGAACGACTTCGGTATCTCGCTTGACGAAGCAATTGACGACCTCGCTTACAAGGTAAGCGAGGCCGACCAGTTTATGACTGGCGAGTTTTCTCAGGATTGGGAAACCGCCGAACGCTACTTCGCTGGCGGCGGCGACGTTCCCAACGATCCGGGGCGGTCGTCTATCGTCAAGACAGAGGTTCGCGACGTCATCCGCGCAGCCATGCCTAGCGTGATGCGGACGTTGCTTCACGCTCGCAAGCCTGTTGAGTACATCCCGACATCCATCAAACAGGCTGCGTTCGTAGAACAGCAGTCGCTTTGGGTGACGCAAGAGTTCTATCGCAACGACGGCTACATGCAGCTTTACGCTGCTGTGCTGGAGACTTTCCGCATGGGTGGAGGACCAGTCAAGACGTATTGGGAAGAGAACCCAGCGCCTGAGCACGTCAAGGTAACCGGGATCACCGAAGCAGAAGTTCTGCAGTACAGCGAAATGCCTGACTTCGTGATCACCGAAGTCAAGGACAGCGAAGTCGATCCAAAGTCCCCTTTCCGGGGGACTGGAATGAAGGACCTGACAGGCATCCGGTACTACCCAAATGGCCGTCTTCGGATGGAAGCCTTCCCGATCTACGAATTCTTCTGCTCTCGAAACGCCTCTAACCTAGAGGACTTCGTCCACGGCCACCGTCGCATGTCGACGGTCGGCGAGGCGATTGCTATGGGGCTTGAGTGCGATGATTGGGACGACCTCGACGCCGAAGATCCAGAACTTAACGGTGCGGCAGCAGCTTCCCAATTGCGCCGAGGGTACGCAAAGCAGGGCGCAAATCCACAGGAACCTGATCTGCTGAACAAGCCAATCCTGCTGACAGAAGCGTACTGCATGTACGACATGGACGGTGACGGCGAGTTCGAACTTTACTGCTTCTGGCTTGGCGGCACCAGCTACAAGTATCTGGCCCACGAACAGATCGAAGACTTCTGCATTGACCTTGTGCGGCATGATCCCATGCCGTTCACGGTCATTGGCCGTTCTATCATCGACATCACGAAGCAAAGCCAAGACACGATGACGTCGGTGCTGCGCACGGTCATCGACAACGGCCACATAGCGAACAACCCGCGTGTGGCTGCTGACCCGACGCGCGTTGATTTCAACGACGTTATGAACAACGCTATCGGCGCTCCGATCAAGACTAAGGGACGGGCCGAACTGCAGGTCTTTGACATCCCGTTCACAGCTGGCGGGCTTATGCCAGTTCTGCAGTGGCTGCAGCAGGATAGCGAGCACAGGGTTGGCGTCACGAAGGCGGCAACCGGGCTTGATCCTGACGCCATGCAGTCCACCGACAAGAACGCGGTGATGAACACTATCCAGATGAGCCAAGGACAGATCGAGTTGATGGTGCGCAACATCATCGAAACAGGTCTGATCCCGATTTTCCGCCGTCTGCTACGCTTGTCGATGCGTCATATGGACAGCACTCAGATGCTGCGTGTGAAAGGCGCTGTCATCCCGGTGGACATCCATTCGTTCGACCACCGGCTTGCAGCTACCCCTAACGTCGGCCTTGGCACAGCGTCCCCACAGCAAAAGCTGCAGACGCTGGGCTTCGTCTACGGCGAACAGAAACAATACCTTGCGCAGTTCGGACTGGACAATCCGTTCGTATCGTTGTCGCAGGTCTACAACACGATTGAGGACATGGTGGAACTGGGTGGCCTTGTGAACGTAGGGCGGTACTTCAATCTTGTCGACCGCGATGCAGAGAAGACCATCGCCGACGGTCTGGCAAAGCAGGCTGCAGCCGCTGCAGAACAGGCGGCAGCAATGCAACCAATGGACCCGAGCAAGGCGCTCATGGAAATCGAGAAACTCAAGGCAGAACTACGCCGCATGGAAATCATCGCTGGCGTCCGCGACAAGGAGAACGAACTCGAACTACGCGCGCTCACCGAAGCCGAGCGTGTCGATCTGGAGCGCGACAAGCTGGCGCAGAATCGCACTCTGGAATTCGCCAAGCTGCGCCGCGACGACCTGTCCCAGAAAGTAAAGGCCGAACAAGATGCTTCAAAACCCAAAGCCTCAACTACATCACGAGAACCCCCTGATGAGGGAAGCGTGTCAGCAGTTGCTGCGGAATGACGCTCTAAAATTAGTCTTGACAGAACTGAACAATTCGTATATCGTTCAAACTGTTACGTCCCAACCCGATGAAGCCGCCTTGAGAGAGGCGCTTTATCACAAGATCAACGCAGGCAGCGACCTGCTACAGATGGTGGAAAACTATGCCCGGTGAAGAAAGCAAAACATCCGTTTCGGATATTGCCCAAATGCTGTTGAAGCCAACAGCACAACCGGACATGTCGGCAGAGACCGACGAAGACCAGTCCCCCGACGCGGGGGACTTGGTTACCGACCTGACTACCGACGACGTTGCTGCCGAAGTTGAAGAAGCTGCGGAAGTTGACGGGCAGGAGCAGGAGAGCGAGGGGACCGAAGAGGAAACCGAGCAGGCAGACGAGGAAGACGAGGAAGCATCCGGCTACATCGACATCCGTGATGACGACGTCATCGAAGTGATGATCGACGGTAAACTGGAGACGCGGACCATCGGCGAACTCAAGAAAGCCATTTCTTTTGAGGGTGCAATCGAAAAGCGACTGCAAGAAGCTACCGAAACCCGAAAAGCCGCTATCGCGGAACGGACGACGGCGCTTGAAAACCTTGCGACGCAAGAGCGCATCATCGCGTCAGCTTTTAACGCAGTGGAAGCTGATCTGTTCAAGCCGGTTATCCCGGCCCCGCCTGCGGAGTTGAAGGCCAAAAACCCCGGTGCCTACCTTCGGCATATGGAAGCATATAACGAAGATCAGGCGCGCATCGCTCACGCTAAGAAGGCGGTGCAGGCCAAGATTGAAGAGTTCGCAACCCAGCGGAATGAGCGTCTGAAAGAGTACGCTCAAGTCGCTGGGCAACAGATTGTCCAGCTTATCCCTGAACTGGCAGACCCGAAAAGGGCAACGCCAATGCTCGGCAAGCTGGTCGAAACGGCGAAAGCCTACGGCTACACGGATCAGGAAATTGGTGCTGCGCTTGACCCGCGTATGTTCCATCTGGTCCGCGACGCAATGGCGTATCGTGAACTCACCTCTCGGTCAAAGGAGCAGAAAGTGGTCGACCTCGACGCACAACGGGCTAAGGCCCCGCGCAGACTTCGGTCTGGTAACACGAAGGCAACGTCCCTCGTCGCTGCCAGAAGCAAACAGCAATCGGAAGCAAAAGCGACCGCGCAGCAGACCGGGAAAGTCGCTGACGTGGCAAAGACTTTGCTCAAAGTCAAGGTGAAGTAAAATGGGTGTCACAGCCAACGCTATCGAAACCTACGACAACAGCGTTATCCGTGAAGACCTCCAAGAGGCTTACACGATGATTTCGCCGGAGGAAACTCCGTTCCAGCAAGCAGTGCGTCAAGAGACCGCTTCGAACACCCTGTTCGAATGGCCTGTTGTCGAACTCGCCGCCCCTGACGCTTCGAACCGCGTCATTGAAGGTGAAGCTGCGCCCGGCAACGACGCCGGTACGCTGGCCCTTCGTCTGTCGAACTACACGCAAATCTCCGACAAAGTCGTCGAAGTCACTCAGACTTCGCAGGCTGTGACGGCTGCTGCGCGTAACGTTCAGCGTCTCGCCGAGCAAGTCGTGATCAAGATGAAGGAAATGAAGCGCGACATGGAGACGATGCTGCTGGACAACGTCAGCGCATCCGCCGCCTCGTCGGGTAACGCACGTCGGACCGCTGGTCTGCCTGCGTTCCTAAAGACCAACACCATCTTCGAAGCAGGTGGTGCTGACCCGACCCTTTCGGGTGGTACTGAGGGCTACCCGAACGCCGCTGCTACCGCTGGCACCACGCCGGTTGTTTTTGCGGAAGCTGACCTGAACTCTGTCATCGAACAGTGCTGGAACGAAGGCGCGCAGCCGTCGATCATCATGTGCAATGGTGGTAACAAGCGGCGTATCTCGTCGGCCTTCACTGGCAACTCGACGCGCTACAAGGACAGCATCGACAAGAAGCTGGTGGCCTCCATCGACTTCTATGACAGCGACTTCGGCGAACTCACCGTCGTTCCGAACCGCTTCATGCGGACCTCGAACCCGACCGCCGACAACGACTGCTACAACGTGTTCGTTCTCGATCCGCAGTACGCTGCTATCGCGTTCCTCGACACGATGCAGCAGAAGCCGCTGGCCGAAACCGGACACGCACTCCGCACCCTCGTATGGTGCGAGTACGGTCTGCAGGTCGACAACGAGAAGGCCCACGGTATCATCCGTGATACCACGAACCTTCTGACCTGATCGTAAGCAACTAGAAGTCCCCCGGTTGGGGGACTTCTTTTAACTACCTTAGAGAGGAAACAGGAAATGGCAAGAGCATCGCGCCCCACCGGCATCGTAAAGACGCTGCCCAAGGGTATGCAGATTTTCACGGTCGTCGACAAAACAATCCGCGACAGTACCGGAGCGTTTTGCACGAAGGGTCAACAGGCGGCTCTGAACAAAGCTGACGCCACCCGCTATCACGGCATGAACCTGATCAAGGTTGGCCTGCCTGACTTTGATGATGAGGACGAGGTACTGAAAGATGTTGGTAGCGGACCCGAAGTTGGCGAAGGCACAGAAGCTGCGGCTACTCCTGTCGCAGATAGCGGTGAAGCAGCAAAAGAACCTGCCGCTCACCCCGTCCGAAGAGAACCTGCTCGCCGAGTGCAGCCGTCAACGGCATCTGCAGCCGATTGAGACGACGCACGTTGACACGGACGGCACAATTCGTGTCGTCCGTACCAACAACGCCGAACCGATCATGCAGGCGATGAAAGACTACGGCGACGTCATCGAACGCAGCAACAAAAAGGCCGTTGCTGGCGCGCAAATGATAGGCTCTGTTGACCCGATAACTGCAGCAGTTTGGCGTCAAGAGTGCGGTGCTGGTATCGGTACTAAAGAGTTCGCCAAGTATGCCAAGAAGAAGCTGGCAGACCCTGACTACAAGCGGTTTCGCTTCGGAGGAATGTGATGGACTACGCCTCGTTTAAGACGTTCCTGAGCACATTCCTGTGGAAGCAGAATGACGCTGATCTGGTGGCTAGTCTAGACAGCCTTGTGCGTATGGCCGACGGCGAACTGAACCGCGTTCTGGACATTCAGCGGCGTCAGAAAACACTGCTGATCCTTCCAGAAACAGAAGACTACATCTTGCCTGCAGACTTCCGTCACATCGTCTCTGTAAACGACAACACGACGACCAACATTGGCGAAATGAAGAGCACCACGCTGCTTGACATTTACAAGCAGCGCCATGACACGAGCAGCGCTCGCGTCATGCCGTTCTATGCTGTTGATGAAGGCACCGCTGGCGCGAAAATCCTGCGTCTTGTTGGTCCGTTCTCCGCTTCGTCTCCCGGCAATATGACGCTTGTCTATCGCGCCAACGTTCCTGACTTTGCCGACCTCGATGCAAGCTGGCTTGAAGCAGACTTCCTTGACCTGTATACCTACACCATCCTGAGCCACACAGCGCCCTTCCTTCGTGAAGACGAGCGCCTTCAAGTGTGGGTCGGCCTGAAAGGTGAAGCCATCCGCACAGCGATTGAGGAAGACAAACACCAGATTACGCACGGCGGTTCCCCGCTGCAGATGCGTCCCCACCGCCACGTTCCCTGAACTCCCCCGGCTGGGGGACTATGAGGTAAGCCATGCCTACTCTGACACCAGTGTTTAGCTTCAACCTGCCCGTAGAAGGCGCAGACCTCGACGTGTGGGGCGGTCTTCTTAATGACAACTGGACAGCCGCTGACGGTCTGTTCAATGACATCATTAATGGTGCAGACGCCATCACCCCTAATCTGGGTGCCGGTTGGGAAATTGTCGGAGTACCAGTCACCGTCACCGCTGCAGAGTTGAACATTCTCGACGGTGCTACTCTGACGGTAACAGAGTTGAACATCCTAGACGGCGCTACGCTGTCGACTGCAGAACTGAATATCCTCGACGGCGCTACGTTGTCGACTGCAGAACTGAACATCCTTGACGGTGTGACGGCCACTGCTACCGAACTCAACGAAGCGTCTATGTACGCTTTTATTGAGCGTGGGGCGCTCACCGGCACCGAAGTGGTTGTTGAAATCCCGGCAGACATAGAGACCGTGATTTTCGAAGTTTGGGGGTTTCAACCAAACGTATCTGGCGATCAGCTAGAAATGTTGGTCGGGTCCGGCACTGTTGGTTCGCCAGTATGGAACACGTCGTATAACTCTCAAAACATGGGCATCGTTGCTGGTGTCAGCACTGTAACCGAAGTGTCACCAGTAGCAATTGCGCTAACGCCAGCGGTATCCTCCACACTCCCGGCGTACGCTAAGGGCCAACTTAGTCCTTTCAACACTGCTGGCATACTACCAGCTGGTGAGGTTTTCAGAACTGGCCGCAACTCTTCCGGTAACAACTACCTTACCACTATCGGCATCCGCACAAACGGCAGCGCCAACGCGATGAGCCTGATCAAGTTCTTTACGACCTTGGGCGTCATGGACGCCGGGGAATACAGGATAACCGGCTACCGTATGCCATAAGGAACCACCATGGCTGGCAAAGATAAACATCCGCCGAAGGCAGCTTACAAACCTGCTTTCAAGACAGTGAAGTCCCCCGCTGCGGGGACTTCTGTTGGCGCAAAGGTCAAGGTAGCCAGCGGTTCAAAGACCGTGCGCCCAGGCTCTGGCAACACTACTGCGGCTAAGACCGTACCTGCCTCTCTGACGACCCGGCAAGCACATGCTAAACAGCGTCTGGACGCCAAAGCGGCTGCAGTCAAAGCGTCTGCTGATGACCAAGCAAAGCGACAGGCGCCGTTCCTCAAGGATCTGCAGAAGCAAAAGAAAACTGGAGTAATCAGCAACCCTGACGTGCTGCGTGTGCTCAAGGGTCGTGGCGTCAAAGCCCAATACAAAACTTGACACCGAGCAAGGCTACAGATGATGACAGAAATTGAAAAGCAGAACTCCAGCGCGGTAGTAGCGTTCGTGAAAGACGAGTTTGCAAAGTCTATCGTCAGGTGGGCTTTCCTTGTCCTAGCATCTTTTCTTGCTTGGATTTTTACCCCTGCCGGGGTGAAGGTAGCTGCAATCTGGAACAGCCCTGAACAAGTGGCGCAACTGCAAGAAACGCTAGATGACATCCGCGTCAACGTCCATCTGCTTACGCGTGAGGTAGAGATTGCCAGAGCACCGCGAGAGATTGTGGAGTATGGGCCGGGGTCTCGATTTCGTGATATCTGCGTAGCTGGTGGCACTTGTCTACTTACGTTAGAAATACGCCGCACCAGCGCTAGCGCAGAAGTGTGTAAGATCATACCAGAGGCTACACGTCGGCAGATAACCTCTGCAGACAGCGGACGTGTCTGGGAACCGACGGCGGTGAGCGGTAACGTGCGTAACATAGGAACTGACTTTGTCATTAACGAAGTGACGATAGAAATGCCTGACGGCCTAAGTCCCGGTACATACTACTACCGACAGACTACCGCCTACACGGCTTGCCCGTGGCAAAACGACGGTAAGCCGCCTGTCTTGTCGACGTCCCCGCTCATCCCATTTGAGGTGTCTGTACTATGAAAAAATGGTCACAACGCAGTCTTGATAGCTTAAACGGTGTCCACCCTGACTTGCGCAGGGTTATGGATCGTGCCCTGCAGGAAAGCCCGCTTGACTTCACAGTCATCGAGGGGCTGCGCACTGCTGCACGGCAGAAGCAGCTTGTAGCAAGGGGTGCTTCCAAGACAATGAACAGCCGCCACCTTACCGGCCATGCCGTAGACCTGCTACCAATCGGGCCAGATGGCAAAGGCCGCTTTGACTGGCCTCTGTACTACAAGCTTGCTCCTGTTGTAAAGGCCGCTGCCAAAGCGGAAGGCGTAGCAATCGTGTGGGGCGGTGACTGGAAGAGTTTCAAGGACGGCCCGCACTTTGAACTTGACCGTAAGGCGTATCCTGCAGAAGCTAAGGCACCTGCAGCAAAACCAAAACCATCTGCTGTGACGCCTGTACTGCCGCCGCCACCTCCAGCACCGTTGCCCGAACCGCAGAAAGGGTTCTGGGCTACTTTCTTTGCAGCGCTATTCGGAAAGGCATAAAACATGTGGACCTCTGCCCGTATCACTCTCTATCTGGTGGCCTTCTTTTCTGGCCTCGGTACGATCTTGTCTATGGCTGGGCTGGCGACGTTTGATGCTGCAGCACAGACTATCGACCTGCATCCAGTTTCGGTGCCTATGGTCGCTGGTCTGATCGCGCCAACACTGGCCTCCATCTTGGCGGCGGTGGCTGCGTGGTTAGGTTGGGGGAAGAAAGAATGACTTTTCTTTTTGACTTGCTGTCTCCGTTCTTTGGCTATATAGCTGTAGCAATTGCTGCGCTTGTCGCGTGGTGGGGCAACGGCAAGCTGAAAGAACGCAAAGGCCGCAAAGAAGAAGAGGCTGCAGCTAAAGAAAGGGACCGCGTCAATGCTGAAAATATTCGCAATCGTGTCACTCGGGATCGTGATCAGCGGGTGCGTGAACTCGACGGGCGCGGTTACCGCGACTGAAGACGAATTGTGTCTGGCTTGGGGTTCCAGCCTGCCGACACGGTCACGCAGCGACACTGAGCAAACGCGGCAGGAAATCACTGTGGCGTACGCCGACTTTTCCAACGCCTGCCCCAAGTGGCTGGCGCTTTTGCCTGAATAACCGTTACGCGAAGTCCCCCTACCGGGGGAGTTAAGGAGTACCGATGCTAGTTCCGCTCTCCATTCCTCCGGGGATCGTAAAGAACGGCACCCCATACTCTCGCAAGGGACGGTGGGAAGACGGCAACCTTGTGCGCTGGCATAACGGAGCAGTTCGCCAGATCGGCGGATGGCTTCGCCGCACAACCATAATCGGAGGACAAATCCCGTCAATCGTCGCTGACGCTACGACTGAAGTAATACGCGACATGTTCTCTTGGCGGAACTTGCTAGGTGATCCCAACGTAGTGATGGGTTCTAACACCTCGCTATATCACCTCGCAGAGAACGGAGACGTAACAGACATCACCCCGATGGGGGCGAACACTACAGGCAAGGACGCAACGCAGGCGTCTGGTTACGGCATCGGGCCGTACGGCTTTGGCCCTTATGGCGTGTTCACCCCGCTCGACGGTACTCCTGTAGTCATTCCGCAGCGCTGGTCGTTCGACAACTACGGTGAATTGTTGCTGTTTACACAGCGCGGCTTCGGGGACATGTACGAACTGGACCCGAACACGCTTGCCGTCAGCACGGTGACCAACGCCCCGCAGGACGTCCAAGACATCCTAGTAACAGAACAACGCATCGTCATGGCGCTGGGGGCAGGCGGTGACGGTCGGCTTGTTAGCTGGTCAGACCAAGAAGACCGCAACCTATGGACACCTGCGCTTGACAATCAAGCTGGGTCTTTCACTGTCCAAGGGCAAGGCAAACTGCTTAACGCGCTGAGTGTGCTAGAACAGGTCCTGATTGTCGGCGAACGTGACGCTACTGTTGCTCGCTATATCGGCCCTCCATACGTCTACAGCTTTGACATCGCGGGTCGCAACTGTGGAGCAGCCAGCGCAGAGGCGGTGATCGGTACTGAGCGCTTTGCAGTTTGGTGGGGAGAGCGCAAGTTCTGGCTGTTTGACGGTGCGCTGCAGCAGCTTCCGTGCTCTGTGCAGGACTTTCTTGACACCGACGTCAACAGCTTCCAGAACAGCAAAATCACCGCTGTGACCAACCAGCGCTTTTCGGAAGTCTGGTGGTTCTATCAGTCTGTTAGCAGCGACGAAGTAGACAGCTACGTCATGTGGTCCTACAGCGACAACACTTGGTGGACTGGGCGACTGGCCCGGACTGCTGGTGTAGATGTCGGAGTGACCAACAGCGCTGTCTGGATTGGTGCTGACGGCTTTCTGTACAACCATGAACAAACCGGTGTGGCGGTTGATGGTCAAGCGTACATCGAGAGCGCTTGTGTCGATCTTGGTGGCGGAGAGCGCAACTCGTTTGTACGCTACGTCTACCCAGATACAGAGGCTTCTGGTGACGTCACCATGACCATCTACGGACGTCAGTTCTCTACTTCTACAGAATATACTTATGGGCCGTACGCTTACAATAACCCAACACCGACACGCGCCCAAGGCCGCGACCTGCGGTTCCGCTTCGATGGACAAAACGCTAGGTTTGAAGTGGGCACAATGCGCCTTGATCTTAGTCCCCTGAACGGGGGAGTGCGATGAGCATTGGCAGAACACCCCCGTTTCCGCAAGGAGACATTAAAGAGTGGGCGCGGCAGCTACACACTTATCTGGTCAGCGAAAGCCAGATCAAGTCGCGTATTGAGCCGACCTCTATTTTGCTGGCGCACAAGGTCGGCGTAGAAAGTGCTGCAGTAGACGGGATCATAATGTTTGACCCTACTACGCAAGAAATAGTTGTATCGTCAGGCGGTGCTTGGGTACCGCTTGGCGGCGGAGGCGGTGGTCCTACAAATCTTAGCTACACTGCTGCTACTAGACTACTTGAATCTTCTACAGGAACAGATGTCACGCTGCCGCTTGTCGGCGCTGACGCTGGATTGATGTCGGCGGCTGACAAAACTAAGCTTGACGGTATAGCATCTGGCGCTCAGGTGAACGTAGCAACTGACCTTAGCTACACAGCAGCGACGCGGATACTCGCCTCATCGACAGGCACTGACGCTACACTACCGCTTGTCGGTGCTGACGCTGGCTTGATGTCGGCAGCAGACAAAACCAAGCTTGACGGAATTGCCAGCGGCGCTCAGGTGAACGTTCCTACTGACCTCAGCTACACTGCAGCAACCAGACTGCTAATTTCATCTACTGGTGCCGACGTTACACTACCGCTTGTCGGTGCTGACGACGGGCTTATGTCGGCTGCTGACAAGACCAAGCTTGACGGAATTGCCAGCGGCGCTCAGGTGAACGTTCCTACTGACCTCAGCTACACTGCAGCAACACGCATACTAGCCTCATCTACAGGTGCTGACGTAACACTTCCACTATTTACGTCAACGGAAGCAGGGCTTGCGCCTCTGTCTGGTGGTGGTACTAGCAACTTTCTGCGGGCGGATGGAACGTGGGCTGCACCTGCGGGCGGAGGCGGTTCTACCATCTACTATGGCCACCTACAAGCAGACTACACTCTCACTAGCACGACCGCCGTTCAGAAACTTTTCAACTGGTCCACTAACGGCGCTCTGACCCTGCCAACGGGCGTCTACCGCTTCCGGTCTATGATCTACCTGACCACCATGTCAGCGACATCGGGCAACGGCTCATTTAGGCTGAAAGGCGCTGGCACTGCTACGGTGGCGCGGGTTATGTATCACACGACAGGTATTGATAACACGTCGCCGCTGAACGCTGGTGCACAAGGTGGCTCCGCTTCGATAACTGAAAACAGCGTTGCTAGCATGGTCACTGCCGCTACCGGCACGGGCCTAACCGCCATCATCGAGGGCTTCTTTGACGTAACGGTCACGGGGACGATCATTCCAAGCATTGCTCTGGTAACCGCAGCAGCAGCCGTCGTAAAGGCTGGTAGCTTCTTTGAGTGCGAACATGTCGGCAACACCGCGACCGCAGCCTCTAGCGGCTGGTCATAACATACTGCTTGACAAGCGAGACTGCTTGTGTTAATCTGAGTACAGTCCCCCAAGCAGGGGACTACCACCGCCCGACAGGACCGCTGCAGCGCGACTAGGGCCTTCCCCCACATGAGGTCCAAATGTTCGACAACAGCGCTCCGTCGCTAGCCGAAAAAACCATCATGCTGATGACTGATATTCTGAAGTGGCGCGACGGGCTTGAAGCAGCCTTGGCGCACGGCGGAAACAGCCACACATTCGATGACGTTGTCGCTCGCATCATTGCGGGCGATTTGCAGTTCTACGAGTTTGGCGACTGCTGCATCATCATGCAGCTTGTCTACTTTCCGCAGTTCAAGAACTACCACTGCTTCGCTGCCGCAGGGACGCAGGAAGCGCTTGACGCCGCACAAGAGCACATGCTCAACATGACCAAGAACCTAGGCTGCAAGCACCTCACCATTTCTGGCCGACCCGGCTGGGAACGTCGTCTCAAATCGCGCGGATGGAAGCAGGCTTCCGTGACTATGTACATGGAGGTTGATCAATGAGCGGCGGTGGCGGTAAGGGCGGACAAAGCCAACAGAGCATTGACCCACGTTTGGCTGCAGCGTCTTCTGCAGCTATTGACCGTGCTACAGCAGCTTCAAAGCTACCTTACGCACCGAACCGTGGCGTGACCATTGCAGCGTTCACTCCGCAGCAAGAGGCGGCAATGCGCAATACAGGCGCAGCGGCAACCGCCTTCGGTATGGAGGGTAGTACAGCAAGCGGTATGCCACCGCCAGAGACTAGCGCCAGCGGTATACGTGGCTACAGCACTGGCAAAGACTATGACGAAATGATCGCCAAGTCTCTGTCTCCAGAACTACAAGCAGCTATCAACAACTTCTTCTCTGTTACTGCTGGGGCTGGTGGAAAGAAATCCAGCGGCAGCGGTGACAAGCCTATGAGCATCAAGCAGGGCTTGATGAACACGATGGGCCTGAACAGTGGCGGTATGCCAGCTTTCGGAGAGGGCAAATGAGGGGCTTTAACCAAGCTGCTCTTCAATCTCTACGCCTGTACTTGTTACTGGCTTAAAGGTTGTTAGGCCTGGTTCCTTTTACTTGTTCTCGACGAATCTTTGTAAGTTA